TCACGAACGTTCTTGATGCGAGTGAATGTGTTGGTTCCTTCCGTGCCGCCGACAGTGTCGATCTCCGTGGCAAACAACGCCTGGAATTCGGCTGCAGTGTCCAATGCAGCCAGGGCAGCAGTGGTAAGATCAGTTCCCGGAGTGGCGACGGAAAGGTCAGAATAGACGCTTGCGCCAATAGATGTAATGTGAGCCATGTGTTAAAATACTCCAAAGTGTTTGAATGGTATTGTATAAAGAAATCTATACAACGATGGTGTTTCTGGGTCTCGACCAAGTTGAGTGAGATTGCTTCTGTCGAACTGCGTAACTGCCGAACCTACTGCACAGCTCTTTTCTTGAAGAAGACCATCGAGCGCATCTGCAATCGCGGAAGCACGAATTGGGCCACCACCTGCAGGTATAAATATCTCTATATTCAGCATCCCCGTAGAGGACAGCTTGTTTATTGCGTTGCCTCCGTGAATTACACTCAGACGGATGTACTCATTCCCAACCACGGTTCCATTAAAGTTAGATGGAAACGTAGGCACACTCTCGGCCTTCCACGCCGCCGAGTTAAAGATGGAAAAGATGTCGCTATCTACCCGCGCATATTTCCCCATCACGTTTTCCTCGAGACGATAAGTTCGATGGTGTAGCCATTATTCACGATAGGTGGTTTTATACTCCACACTACGCCATCAATTAGGACTTCATCGTATTGCGAAAGGTCTTCAAGCCCCTCCGCAACTACGATGAGCGTTTGTTTCACCTTAACGATACCGTCTACAGGAGGACTCTTCTTTTCCAAGATAATTCCCGTAGTGACAGTTGAAGGTGCAGGAACGGCAATTGGCAAGCCAGTACCGAAGTCGAAACCAGAAGGTTGTAACTTAGTAAAGACTACAGCGACCTTTAAATCGCCCATCCGCTCGAAAGCTTTCAGTACCTGTTTTTTAACAAGGGCTTTGTTCGACATCAGTTAGCCCTCCACCATGAATTGGAACCGCTGTTATACAGCAGAGGTGTCACTAGGCGCTTTACAGACGCAGAGAGCTTCGATGCAGGCTTGATCCCGTTGATCGTAATAGAACCAACGCTAATTGAGGAAGCCGATCCGGTATCGTCCTCAAGACCATCATTATTGAGCAGATGATACGCCAGCTCATACGTGGCTTTAATAACCCGCGTCGGGACAGTGTCACCAAGAACTACGTTGTTACCTACACGCGGGTCAAAATAGCTGCCTGAGCGAGGAAAGGCAAGCGGTTGTGTCTCACTCAGTGCAATTCCTGTCCACCGGAGATCATCCAGTATACTTGTAGCCGTTACAAGCGCTTGTTCCTTTTGGGCTTCCGGCCCTGATGTCCAAGCTGCAACATCAAGTCTGTCCGCAAAATAGGCGTCAGCTTCTGCAAGGGTAACATAGGAATTAGTATCTTTTACTAAGGCCATGAGTGAGACTCCAAATTAGCCGTGGAAGATCGGAAGGATGCCGAGGCCGAGTGCAGAGTCAGCCTTACGTACCCAGCTACCAGTGGTAGAGGCCATAGTGCCGGACGTGACATCGGCCAGAGCAACAGGCGTGCTACCTTCGACGCAACCATAGAAGGCAGCATCAGCCGGGAATGCCGTGGTCGCACCAACCCAGTTGTAACCAGCCGGATGAGCGACGTAACCCCAACGATACCAGATGTCCGTAGAGCCACCACCGTTGTAGGCGCGAGCATCACGATACATTTCGACTGGTTCCGGAACCAGAAGTTGTTCCATTGCGATGGCACCAGGAAGAACCACGAAAGAGGTCTTCGTGCCGGTGATATCGACACCAGCGCCAGTATTGATCTTGGTCAGCTCGGTCGAGGTGAAGCCCTGCGATGCACGAGTCTGAATCAGACGGAACTTACCACCAAAGATGGTACTGAAGTTGATGTTACCTTCGGAAACAGGGTCTTGATCGACGAGGTTGGCCGAGCGCAGAGAAGCCATGACTTCCGGAGAAACGACCAGATAGGCATACTCAGGCTCGTAATCCTTCCATGCCTTGCCGATAGCAGTCAGGAAGCCCTCGGCACGAGCAGCACCTTGAGCAGAGGAGGAAGCAGCAACGACCGGGAGAGCGGAACCCAAGTCGACGTAGAAGCCGAAAGCCTTGTCTTTGGGGTCGTTGGTAAAGGTTTGACCGCCAGTGCCAGTTACGCCAGAAGCAGCAGCAGCGCCATTGAGCATTTCCGATAATGCAACACCACGAAGAACAGCCAGCAGAGCATTGTGCTCGTCCTGAGCGCGAGTTTCGGCAAAGTCACGACCAACCTTGGCTAGGCCATCCTCGCCGGTGACCAGTTGCTGCATGTTCACCTTAGAAGCGCCATGCGTGCGAACGGTCTTGATGTACGTATAGAAGTCCGAGCTGGTGGTCGTCGCAGTACCATTCGTTGCACTGGTAAGCGAAGCGACGTTGATAGTCGGGTTCAGCGGTTTGTGCCAACGAACCTGACCGATGAAGGTCTCGGTGTCGACATTGATATCGGGGTTGCTGCCAACGATACCCGTACCGGACAGCTTCTTGGCATTGGTGTAGGCTTCGTCGGAGTATGCGCTGATGGCGCTTTGCAGTGCGTAGTTGGTAGCACCGGGAAGATTGGTAATAACAGTCACGTTTATTTCCTCTGATTAGGGAGTTTCCCTTCAGCAGCCAGTTTCAGGACGTCTGCCTGCGACATGTTGAAGAGAGATTTGGGTTTAGCAGGAGCTCCACCACCGAGATCACTCGATCGAGAACCGCCACCGGAATTTGACTTGGTCTTGAATAGGAAAGATTGCTCTTCATCCTTCGCAAACTCCTCGACAAATGTTTGGATACTTACACCAGAACTATGAGTCCACACTCCATCCTCGCGTTGTACAAGACCAGCGATGATCTCTTTGTACGCAAGTTCAGTTGCTCGCTCGTTTCTGAAGGGGAGTCCATTGAGTGCTGAGCGCACAGCTATGTCACGGCTGAGTTCCGTGTTTCGCTTTTCAGTAGCTTCCCGCTTCGCACGTTCTTCTGCAAGTTGAATCTCCAAGACTTCCTTGTGCTTACCTTCAGCCTGAAGTCTCTTCACTTCATCTGCTTTGATTTGCTGTTCCATGGCCGCAGCCTTGGCAAAAGCTTCATCACGTGCTTTGAATGCGTTATCCAGTTTGCCTTTGATGTCCTTGAGTTGAAGTTCAATACCATCTGCCACCAACTTAGCGATCAGTTCGTCCCCTGTCAGTTCTACTACAGGTGTCGTAACTTTCTTTTCTTCGTCGGGGTTCAAAATTGCGTCTGTCGTCATGATTTCTCCGAGGCACGGCCTCATTAATTAAGGGTGAGTACAACTCAGCTAACCGATACCGTACCAACTACGATCTAGTTTGTAACTATCTGGGATGCTCTCCAGAATGTCCGCAGCGGTGAGTATATCGTCTTTCGTAAGCAGTTTGCCGCCAATTCGTGACCGTCCCACTACAGGGATTAGTCCGATTTCAATGGCTTCGTTCAAATACTGATCGTACAACTCTCTGGACAGGCCACGGGCACGCATCTCGTCAAGGGTTGCACGAATAGTATTCTTTGTAACTGCACTTGCGTAGCTTTCTCTCAAACCAGCCTTTGCCTTAAGCAGATCAGCTGCATTCGTGAAGAAAGCGTCATGTATTGTTGCCGTTGCGACATCGTTATCTTTGCCCCATAAATGGAACCGCTTCACAAGTGTGGCATCGTTAGAGTGATTGCCATTTACGGCGTAGGCTGTTCTTGCTTTCTGAGAATCAACAATGTCGTTAATCTTGTTTTCACTACCAATGAATTCCTCCCACCACGTAGGATCGGTCTTCTGTTTCACTTGAATAATGTTAGTAATCCACTTTCCATCCCTGTCACGATAACGAAGGCGTTCCTCAAAGGTCTGAGTAAACCTCTGCTCGACAATCTTCCCATCAAAGTTAACCCAAGGAATCTGAGTCCAGTCCTTTGGAAGCTTGTTCGGATAAAAGAAATCTTCTTCAGCAAGAGTAAGCCCTGTCCTTCGGAACTTCTCCTCTTGCATCCCATATATAAAGTCGGAGAGAGTACTCTTCGGCTTATACCATGGAAATCGTTTCAAGAATTTCTCGCTCAATGCCTCATCAGGGTTTATTCCGAGAAGTTCACTAAGCCAAGGATCAAGCTTTGCGCCTGACTTCCTTGGTCCAAAGACTGAACGCTTCGCTATTGATTTCCAATCGAGTGCACTTGCAGATGGTTTCGCTGTGGTGGCAAAGTCTTCAGCAAGCCTGCCAAAGAACTTTGTAAAGTCTTTAAGAATAGGGACCTGCTCACGTAGGTATTCACTCATAATTTGAGCGATCTGTTGAAAGTCGTCAGGGGTGACGATGCTCTCGTAACTCCGTGAGATCTTCTCAACCAAGTCCCTCGTTTTTGGGTCAAGGAAGTAGAGCTGTTCCATCATGTCATCACCGGGAGCAAGCCCTTTGTTAAACACGTCCTTCACATCTTGACGCAAAGCCTTGAGTTCTAGGTATGTGTCCCTGTCAAACTTTTCATAGCGCGCCATTCGTGCGCTAATCTCGTTCAACACTGTGTCACGCTCGACGGCTTTGATAATTAACCGTCCCGAGTCCTTCCCAAGTATCTTTGCAAGCTTCCCTTCAACATTGAGAATTCCGGTTCGCTCACCAGCGCCGTAGAATGTTACCATGTTTTGCGCTTTGGCAGCCTTACGAAGGTCTTTTTCAGATAACCCCAACTTCTTGTTCAATTCCTTGAAACGAGGATCACTATATGTTGATGACGCAATCTCATCGTAGAGTCTACGCTTTTGATTAGTGGGGACAACATTTGACAGTGCTGCAAGCTGCTTGTTCTTCGTTGTCAATGCAATGATCTGTGCACCAGAGGACGATGCGTCCTGCTCCAATGCAACGCTGATCTTGTAGTTCTTTAATTTACTGAGGCTGGCAAGCGAATAGTCACCGCCAACATATTCGTCGATCTTAGCAAGTTCAAGTGCCAAGCGGAACATCTTTCCCTGTTCCTCACCGTCGATCTCAGCAACAAAAGGCGACTCCAATATGGCTCTGATGTCGGCAGGCTTGCCACGACGCATGTGATTGCCAATCTTGACCATCTCAGCACGCCACTTCTCAGCGATCTTCTGTCTTCCTGTTACAGTCAACGAATTGAAGTTTCCCTCAAGTCTGTCAGACAA